ACGCTTGGCACGAGTGAACCATCTCTAGCGTCACGAATGGTCGTGTTTCTCTCTTTGCCGTTTTTGCCGATAACTGTGTAGCGTGGTTCACCAGTTTTGGCGCAATACCAATGGTCTGCCATGTATTTCCCCTTATTTTCATTTATTCAGCTAATTTTAAAATTTCTTGACGATTGCTTTCGTCTAAACACATATCAGCGCAAGTCAAAATCACATCTTTGATGATTGCCGCCAAATCGTTAGGTTCAAACGCAATAAGCTGTCGTTCTTCATCTACATTGTATGTTTCATTATAAACAATACATTTATCGCCAATAACATCTTTGATGTGATTTAACATTGCTATCTCCTAGAATGGAACATCATCCAGCTTGGTGATTTCATCTTCACCACGAGGTTTAAAACCAACTGGTTCTTTAACTTTGCCTACAGACACGCTGTAGAATTTTCCTGATTTACCTTCTTTAACCCATGCAGAAAGCCAATGTTCTTTGCCGTTAAGCATAATTGAACCTGTCAAGTCAGGATGGGTTTCAGATGTTTTGCGGTTGTTTTTAAAAAGGCTTCCGCTACCTTCTTTAGGCGTATAGGCCATTAGATAAACTCCTTTGGTTGTGAAACTGGTTTAGGGCTTGAAGCAGCATTAGCATCGTCATCAGCTTGCACTACGCCTACTACGGCTGCCAAAGCATATCTACGCATATAAGTAATTGCAGAACCAGCACCTTGTGGGTCTACTTTACTTACAGGCAATGTCATTTCGTTACTAATCCATTCGCCAGACTCATGCAATAAGATTGTCGTTAATGACATGGATTTATCTATTTCGCAATAAGACCCAGGGAATTGAGATACAGATAAACCATTAGAGGCCAACAAATCACGACAAGCATCCCAAACAGACTCAAGGTCAGCGTAATTGGATTTGAAAAAAGGATTTTTGCTATCTTTTTTAGCATAGGTTAATTTTCCTTGAACTATAGCCAATGCTTTGGCTAAATTAGCAATTGATTCAGACTGCATCATTTAAGCGCCCCTATAATTTTTGTTAAATCACCATTTTTTTCTAACTGTGCCAATGTTTCTAATGTTGTTGCTGCTCTTTCAAGCAAGCCAACATAGCGTTCTAAATTTTGAAAATTTACTGTTTTTTCTAATTTAATTAAACCTTCAGCAAGTTCATTGGCGGATTTTCTAATATTTCCACTTACTTTTTTGCTTGATTCTGAAATTTCTTTTTCTTTGGTAAGCAATTGATTAAGCGCAAAATTAAATGTTTCCAAACATTCATTTGTCAATACTGTTGCCTTGTTTAAATCTTCGGTCATGTGTTTTGTCTTTCTTTGAAAAAAATTATTTCCATTTAATATGTCTTTGGCGCATAACAAATTAACTGATTTTGCATCCCATAAAGGTTCGCCTCTGTCATATCCTCGTAAAATAAGTTTTGCTTTGGATATTTCTTCAGATTGAAGCATGATTGTTTCCAAAGATAGAACCAAAGTCATCAAAGACCGATTGCAACAATACATTGCGTTTGTTGTTTGGTTTTCCACAGGCAGCACGAATTACATCAATGTCGTCTTGTGACAACTCTGTGCCGTATTCCATGTTATCCAGCGCTATTTCTAAACGCTGTTCCATTTCTTGCATTACTTGTGCCATTTCATCCATATATTTTCTCCCTTTGGCGTATAGCAAAATTGCTATGTAAACACTTTAACATAACTTAATTGAAATGTGCAAATTCTTTTTTAAGCGTTGTATTTACGCAATTTGTTGTGTTAAGATTACTGCATTATGACTTTAAAACTAACCGAACACGCACTATTGCAATTGCTTGGTGGCACAAATAAAGTCGCCAAAATGTGCAATGTAGAACCAGCAGCCGTATCTCAATGGCGCAAAAATGGGATTCCAAGGGAACAATTATTGTTTCTTGGGGCAAGAATTGAAAAAGAATCACATGGTCTTGTAACTCGTAAAGATTTGTTTCCTAACAACTTTTGGCTTATATGGCCTGAACTGTTGGAAAAACACAACGCTTTTGGCTTGCAAGATGAATTAGACGAGGAGTAAAATCGCAGTCCGCACTCCAGGCGATACTAAGCACCTAAATGGGTGGCGTGGAAGAAAACATAGGCAGATGACTCACCCCATCATAGCCTCGTAGCGTTAAATGGCGACTACACAAGATTTTAGGGACAAGGTGATACAAGACCTTTAATCGAATGAACATTACCTCTGGGAGGACTGGTTGCTACTGCAATGGGTCGGCTGATAGTTTCCTATCACCCTTGGTCAATCTATGCCTATAAGTATCAAATCAATAGTTAAATTGATGCCTATAAGTTGTATTTACGCAACTAAGGGTAAATAGTTAGTGACTTTAGTTTGCAAAGGTCAGAAACTATGGTTTTACAAGGGGGAATTATGAAAGACGGACATTACATTGACTCAGTCATTTTTGGCAATACAGAGGTTGAATTAAGGGGTTATAACAACGAAATTAAGTATGCCTATATAGGCGACCAGGACATCACAGAAATGGTTTATGAACTCAATCTGTGGGACAAAATTGAAGATGAACTTTACGCACAACAAGGATAACCATGGAAGTATCTAAATTTCTATTTGAACCTTGTCCTTGTGACAATTGCGACCAAAAGTATAAATGTGATGAAGAAGAACTAGCTTGTAGGGCGTTTGCGTTCTTTGTTCGTTATGGCACTTTTGAGGACTATACAGTTCGTATGCCTACAGCACAGTTATTCCACAAGATTTTTAGGGAAGAAGATAAAGATTTAAAGAATTACTTAGCGTCTTTGCGTGTTAAAGACGAAATGCAAAAAATGTTATTTGAATAGGGGAATATATGAAAATTACACTAATTGAACCAAAAATAGAATTTAGGGCTGCAAAAATAAGACCTAGAACATACATGGTCTGGGATGCAGAAAACAATGTTTCTGTGCATGAATACCCAAAACCATGCAAAGAAAAAGATGTAAGAAATGCGCTAAATGCAAGATATAAAACTGATTTATTTAAAAATTATAAAAAATATCATCAATGCTTTAAAGATATTGAAGATTCAAAAATTTTTAAAATTTTAGAGTCAAGAATAAAAACGCATACAAATTAAAAGGAAAATATGACAGTATTTTTAAGCCTTATGGCGGTCACAGGCATGATAGTATGGGCAGGTATTTTGGCAATTATCTTACTAATCTATATGGAGAACAGATGAATAACGAATACATTTACACGCCAGTAGGCACAGATATTACGATTCGCTGGAAATTAGCTGGTTGGATTCCGCCATCAGAACAACCAGAATACCTTGCAAAATGGAAGCATTTTCAAGAACTTCCACTTCGCAAATTAGATGATGCAGCCAAAAAAGAATATGAAGCTGTATTAAAAAAGGCTAAAGTGGCTAGAATTCGTTAGCCGTTTTTAGCCATTTCTAAGGCTTCCTTTTCTTCTCTATCAACTCTAGCAAGCCAACCTTTTCCAAATACATCAAATGTTTTTAGTGACTTGTAATAGTCCCTTCTGGCGTTTGAGTATTTTTGGATAAGGTCTGTAACATTAAGAGATTTAATGAGTTCCATTGTTCGAGGTCCGATAACTCCATCAGCCACGCCTCCAAGACAGGATTGAAGAAGTTTAACTCCTCGACCTGGGCCTGCGTTAATTCCCATGCTGAAGATAAGTAGCGATAATCCTCTTGGTAGGACTTCGCAATAACAGGTTCTCCAATATTTTTGTTCATACAGCGGTGCTACCTTTTCTGGCGTTAATGCCCTCATATCAGCTTCGCTTACAGGATGCCCTACAAACTCTTCCCAGACCTTTTTAGTGACTCCAAGGTTAGTCATGCCACCTGGGTCGCTAGGATGGTTTACAAAGCCTCCTTCGGACTTTAAAACCAAGTCTAAACACTCTTTAAAATCACTCATCCATTTGTCCTATTTTAATGCCTGTTATTAAACCTATAAAACCACCAATAATTGTCTGAAATGCAGGGCCTACAATCTGAAATACGATGTTATCGTCTACGGCTGGGTCTACGATAGCGACTACAAACATACCAATCATAGCGACTACTACAGCCACTAAAGAATAGGTAGCAACTAATATGATGTGTTCTTTACTGCCCATAAGATGCGCCTTTCCTTAAATTGTCTATAGCTGGTATTACACGCAAGTTATCGGATGTATGACTACCGCCTAATGATATTGGAATTATATGGTCTACATGGAATATTTCACCCAATGATGTAGCCGTATAAAAATCTCTAAGTGCATAGATTTGCTTAATTTCTGGACTTAATTTGCCAGCAATTTTTGACCTACGCATTGCGTTGTCGGCATTGACTCTATGTTTATTTAATTGCCTATCTTTTTTCTTCCATGCGGCAACTTTTTCAGGGTTATTTTTTCTGTATTCTGCATTTAATTTTAATTTTTTGGCGTAATTTCTTTTTACGCTTTCAGCAACTAAACGCCTAAAATGTTCAGGGTTTTCAGCGTGTTTTATGCGCCTGTTCTCAGCCATACAAATTTTGCATTTAGATTGACAGCCACTTGGGACTCTTTTATCTGGGCTAAAGTCCGCAAATGGCTTTTCTTGTTTACATTGAGAACAATGTTTCATTTGCTTAACTTCATATCGGCAATTTTTTCCAATGTCCTGCCACCAAAATAAAATGACATGACCAACATTCCCCAATTTCCAAGCAAAGTTACATAATTTTGATTGGATTCAAGACCAAAAGCACTCATCATGGCAAAAGTAAAATAACCAGCTAAAATGGCTATAAGGGTCATCGGTCTTATATTTTTGGATAACCATGAATCAGAAGCCATATCTGCTTCTTGGCGTTTTGTTAGTTCTTGGGCTTCTGCTGTATCTGCTTGAAGTTCTGCAAGGCGACCTTGCTGCTGTAACTCCACTAATTTTGCTTGCGCTTCTGCTTTGGCAGCAGGGTCAGGAATAACCTTGTCTAGGATTTTCATTCCTACGCCAATAATATCGTCTATACCAAACATTACTTAATACCCCAAGTTAAATACCACGCTATCCAAGCTGCCGCCAAAAAACACCAAAACTGCACATATCTGACTTTTTTAAGGTCATCGTCAAACTGACGCTTTTCTAATTCTTCTAACTTTTCAAGCTCTGTTTTTATTTTCAAAACTTGTTCCCAATCTTTGCTTCCATATTGCTTTACAAAATCTACCTTTAACTTATATTCTTCTTCGGTAATTAAGCGTCTATGGCGATATTCAGCAAGGGCTTTATGTATGGCTAACTGTTTCTTAACTTCAGCCTGGCGAAGCGCTAATCGTCTTTCTTGGGCTTTTTGCTTGGCGACATCCAATCCATCTTGCTGTATACCTTCAATAGATTGAGATAGGCTTCTAGCTGCATCCCTGCTTGAGTTAAGGCTGTCTGACAGTCCTTTAACGCCTTCTGAAAGTCCATATTCCACATTTACTTACCCATTATGTAGTGAGAAACAAAACCAATGAATGTGGAAAAGGCTGACACGATTGCCATGCCAGCCCAGAAACCGCCTCGACCTTTGTTAGCTAAAGCAAGCAATTCTTCCATGCCTTCTTCTAGCTTGTCTACTTTAGTAGTTAGTGAATCAACTTTTTCCCAAAGCTGTCCATATTTAACAGGGTCAATTTCAAACGACATAACTCACTCATTTAGTTTTAGGTTTGCGAGTAGTCGCTTTAGGTATTTTAACAGATGATGTCTTTTTGGCAACTTTAGTAGCCTTTTTGATTGGCTGTTCAAACTCATGTGGCGTATAAGCCTTTGGAGTAGCAGGGAAAGGCCAAGTGCTATCAATAGCAATCTTTGGCATATAGCCTAATTTATCCATAACCCATGAAATCATAAACATATCAAACTCCTAATTTATTAGCCTGTTCAGCTTTAAATGCTTCGTATGCGGCTTTAACTTCAGGTGTCCATGCGGCATTAGCAATGTCTTGAACTTTTTGTTCTTGGTCGCTAATGTCCATATCAGGAGTTAATACCCAACGATGGAATGTTCTTGATACAAATTCACCATCTTTTTCAATGATAGTAGCTTGACGAACTTGGATATTCCAATCGCCAACAACTTCAATTTTATCTATTGATACATTTTCAGTTAGTGCCATTTTTATACCTTATGCAGTTCTATATGTAATGGTAAAAGCAATAGTGCTACTAGTATTTAATGCACTATTTGTTAATGCCGCCCAAGCCGCACTACTATTAATTTTTAAAAATGTTAAACCAGCG